CCCCGTTTATATGCCATGGCTGGGAAAGAAAGCGTATGACGGCATTATGGCGGCCTACACAGCCGCCAGCCGGAAGAACGGCAAGAAATACATCCCCCTGATTAAAAACGCCACACAGCTCCATGTAATCGAAAAGGGGGCGTTTTGCGGGGTGGTGCTGGACGGCTCCTACAATTTGACGGAGGCCAATTACAAGACCAGCCTGCAAAACCTGGTTGACCGGGTGCTGATCACAGATAAGGACGGCAACCAGATCGGCGTGGTGGAGGACACAGCCGCCCAGCAGAAGTATGGCGTGGTGCAGACGGTCTACAAGCAGGAGGACGGCAAGGACGCACAGACCGAGGCCAAGGCCCTCCTGCAGACGCTGGAGCAGACCGGCAGCGTCACCGGTTGTCCAGGAGACAGCCGGGCGGTCAGCGGTTACGCGCTGATCGTCCAGGAAACCACTACCGGGCTATTTGGCAAGTTCTATATTGAGAGCGACACCCACACCTTCACGGACGGCAAACACGAGATGGCCCTGACGCTGGCCTTCTCCAACATGATGGACGAGAAGGAGATTGAAAACCAATCCCAAGGATAGGAGGCGAGAGATATGTCAAGATGGGCTGTAGAGATGGCCGAGGCTCTGCGCGGTGACGGCTCCAGCGGCACGGACGGCACCTGGCGGTTTGCAACCGTCAATACCACCACCCCGCTGACCATCAAAGCACATGATCAGGTGATCTCGAAGCACCTCTACAAAAGCGCCTCCCTGTCCCTCCAGGCCGGGGATGAAGTGCTGGTGTATGAATCCGGCGTCGCGTTTTATGTTATCGCAAAGGTGGTGCCAGCATGAGCATATTCCCCTTTATCAGCCCGGAGGTTTTGGAATCCTCCGAGAGCAGTGAGCTGCCGATGTTTCGGGAGTACGCATACGACTTTGAAAACAACTGCCTGCTGCTCCGTGATGGGAACACCTACCTGGTGGAGGGCAATGAGGCATTGCGGATATGGATATTCAAGGCGCTGACTACAGAGCGATTCCGCTACACCGCCTATGACGGCGCCTTCGGCAGCGAGATCCACACCCTGATCGGCAGCGGCCTGCACTCGGAGATTGTGACTTCCGAGCTGAAGCGGTTTATCATCGAGGCGCTGATGGTCAACCCCTATATTTTAGAATTGAGCAATTTCCAGTTTACACGCACCGACAGCGGGGTGCAAGTCGAGTTTGACTGCACCACAGTTTACGGGGCCGAGCAGATTGAATGGGAAGCCAAGGAGGTGAGAGTGGCATGAGTGAGGAAACCATGGACTTCAGCGCATCTGCTGTGCTGAAGCGTATGCGGGACAGCCTGCAAAACCCTGTGAACAAGATCGAGGGCGGCTTCAGCATGGATAACCTGCAGGCTGTGGCCGAGGAGATGGCCCGCATGGACGCGATGGAGGTGCAGCCCATCCCCGACCATGTGCTGCTGGATACCGCCGAGGGCGAATATCTCGACCGGAAGGCTCTGGACTACAACGAAACCAGAAACCCCGCCGCAGCGTCGGTGGGAAACCTTCTATTCACCGGGGAGCCGGGGACGGTTATCCCGCTGGGCACAGAGGTTTTGTACGGCACACTGGCCTTTGCAACCACTGCAACAGCACAGATCAACACGGAAGGTTACTGCGAAATCGGAGCCAGGTGCCAGACAGCGGGCACCGTGGGGAATGTGGCCATCGGCACCATTACGGCGCTGCGCACGGCCATTTCCGGTGTCGCATCTGTTACCAACACCGCCCCTTTTGGTGGAGGAGCAGAGGCTGAGAGTGATGAGTCCTTCCGAAACCGGGTGCTTGAGAAGATCCGGCGACCCATCACAAGCGGAAACAGAAACCATTTTATTTACTGGGCAAAGCAGGTGCCAGGCGTGGGCGGTGCCAAATGCCTGGGCGCAGAGGTATGTGGAGCAGGCAAGGTCAAGCTGATCATCCTCTCCGACAAGTACAGCGCGCCGGATGAGGTGGTCTTGGACAATGTAGAGGCCCACATTGAGGCGGAACGCCAGATCGGGGCCGATGTGACGGTGGTGGCCGCCACGCCCAAGGCCGTTACCGTGGTGGTTGCGGTCACGGTGGCCAGCGGGCACAACATCACGGACATCCGCCAGAATGTCCAGGCGGCTCTGCAGAGCTACATTGAGAGTGTAAACCGGGAGGACTTCGACACCGCGCCTGTCCGGGGCGATGAAAACCGGAAGAGCAGCATCAGCTATTACCGGATCGGTGACCTTATCTTCGGCGTGGACGGCGTGGCGGATATTATCAGTTACACCCTGAACGGGCAGCTTGCCTCCCTCACATCCGGCTACGAGGAATATTTCACGCTGGAGGAGGTGGAGATCAGTGCCGATCAATGATACGTTTATGCTTCCCAAGCAGGTGCGGACAATGGCGCAGATGGCAGACCTCCTCCAAGCGGAGCAGACGGAGCTGACGCAGACGCAGCGCACCATCGCCGCGCTGGAACAGCAGTTGAACATCAGCACCAGCACTTTCCTGCTCCCCCGCCATGAGCGCCTGTTCGAGCTGCCGGTCAACACTGCGGAAAGCCTGGAAGCACGGCGGGCCAAGGTGCTGGCAAAGCTGATCACGCGCGGCACCACTACGGTGGAAGCAATTCGGGAGATGGTGCGGATCGTCACGGGATGCGAGGGCGCAGTCGAGGAGCATTTCAGCCAGTATGCCTTCACCGTTATCGTCTACCTGCTGTCTGAGAGTGTTTTCCCCAACCTGCCGGAGCTCATCCGGCAGATTGATGGGATCAAACCAGCCCACCTGATATTTGATATTACGGGTGCGTTCCAACCCACCAGTTTGAAGAACAGAAACGAGTTCTCCCTGTACCGCTTGAAGATGCGTTCCTGTTTTGCCAACACCAGGGGGCAACATGTAGTGCGGTTTGACGGAGAGGCCGATTTTGATGGCAGCGTTATGTTTAACCAGTTTTTCAGCGGGATTACATTCCGGTCCATGGCCCTCCGAACTGCATTTCCTGTGCAGGAGGAGGTCAGCGCGACGGTGACCATGGATAACTGGTATGCCTTCGATGGGACGGCCATCTTTGATGGCACACGAAAATTCAATGCCCAAATTGTTCAGGAGGAGTTTTAATGAACGAAAATAGCGTGATTACCAAGACACGCCGCAGAAAGCTCTGCATGGCCGCCAGTGACCCGGAAAAGCCGCTGGCCGTCATTACCCATGTGGCCTTCGGCAGCGGAGGCGTGAATGTCAGTGGGGAGCCAATCGTGCCCACGGAAACGCAGACTGCGCTCAACAGCGAACTGGCCCGCTATGAGGTGGAGAGCGTGACCTACCCGGACGAAACCACAGCCCGCTATACGGTGACCATCCCCAAGGATTCCCTGGTGGGCAAGGAGATCAACGAAGCGGCGCTGGTGGACAGTGATGGAGATTTGGTGGCTATTAAAAACATGTATTCAAAAAAGAAGGACGAAGGTGTTAGTTTTACCTTTGAATTCGATGACGAGTTTTAACTTAAAGGAGATATAGCTCATGGCTGAAGAATTTTACCAACTCCCGGAAAGCCCGGTTTATAATGCGGAGACCATCCGTAAGATCCAGGACACTGATCCGGTCCGGGCCAGCACCATTGTTAATCCCGTAATTTCCAGGCTCATTGAAAATACACATGCCGTTAAGAAACTTGCTGATAAAGCACAGCAGGAGGCTGCATCTGCTGCTGCGGCGGAAGAATATAGCTCCGAGTCCGTCTATAATGCGGGGTCTTACTGCACTCGCGGGGGAAAGCTATACAAGGCTAACCAGGATATTTTGTCGGCTGAGCCATGGACAGAAGCACATTGGACAGAAACTAATATCGCCGCAGAGCTTGTAGCTATTTATACGGCCTTGTCGAATAAGGCGCCTAGTGGATATGGGCTGGGAACCTTTGGCCCCGTCATTAGTGACCTGAATACAGCAACAAAAAGCGGTTTCTATACCATCGCTGGCACCTATCAAAATGGCCCTGCCGATATTGGCGCGGGATTTTCTCCGCTTTTGGTCCTGTCTGGCAGCGAAGGAAACAGAATTGCTCAAGTATACTACGGAATTAATGCTAGTTACCATGGATGCATCGCTACTCGTTATTACAGCAACGGTCCGCAAGCGTGGTCCCCCTGGGAGTGGATCAATCCCCCCATGCAAATCGGCGTTGAGTACCGCACCGCTGAACGTCATAACGGCAAGCCAGTCTATATGCAGCTTGTGAGTTGCGGGGCACTGGAAGCCGAAACGATGAAAACTGTTATTCTTCCAGTTTCAGTGGATTGGATTGTGTCCTGTGTAGGGATGCATGGTCCGAATGTTAATGGACACCGTCAGGCTTCCCCGTTTTACTACAATAATGGGTCTACTGAACTTGTATTCCATTGTGCCGCAGAAGCGTACCATATCGAAACCGAAGATAAAATCTATTTGTATTTATACGCAACCCAGGCAACCACCGAAAGCCATGCTTTGCTGAAATATATGAAGGAGACTGCCTAATCGGTTGTCTTTGTGTAATATAAAGTCAGATACACATAGCATTCGGACGCATCTGTGTTCGTTGTGAGCCGGATAGTAGAGGCGTTAATTCTGATATTGTCAACCATGGAATTTTGTATTAAATTCGCACCGTCCAGCATCCCGGTATAGGAGACCAACTGGCTGAAATTCTCTATCCCGTGAGATATATCCTTGGACGAGGCGTTTGGTGCTTTGCCGAGACTAATTGCTTTTGCATAGACCGGCTTACCGTTGTAGCGATCAACGGTGCGGTATTCGATTCCGAGCTGCATAGGGGGGTACTCCCACTCAAAAGGCATCCACACTGATGGACTCGATGATGGATAACGCAGCTTAATCATTCGCCATCCGCACAGCCCTGCATCTGCGCTGCCGATATTGGATAGCACCGCATAGTTGGCATCGCCCTTGTATAAGAGCGATACCGTAGTTCCAGCTTGGTGAAACACCGTAGGGGGGTAGGCCCGCACCAGTTTTGCGGTCCTGTCCGGCATCCCACTCAGCACGGCGTCTACCTTGGCGCAGTATGTCTTATAGGTTTCCTCCGCGCTGGTGGCCGCAATTTCCTGTAATTCGTCCCCGAAGCCATATCCGCCAGACGCCTTATTCGACAAGGCTGCCATATCCAGATATACTGGGTGAAAAAGGAGGTAGCGGATATGGATGCGAAAAAGGAACTGATTGACCAGCTAAAAACTATGGCGGGATGCTGTGAGAATGAGCTGAAAGTGCTTTTGGATGGATATTGCATCACTAGAGAGCCAGTACGAGAGAGAAGCAATCTCAAAAAACAGATTTCGGCGTTTTTGACGGCCAAAAAAATAGATGGTCTATCCCACAAAACCCTGAAAAACTATCGAGAAATGCTCACGTCGTTCCATTCTCAGGTGGACAAGCATATAACGAAGATCACCACAGATGACATCCGGACCTACATCGGCTATTTAGCTGATGAGCGCAGGCTGAAGGACAGCAGTATCCAGACACACATCAACACTTTGCGCTCCTTCTTTTCCTGGTTAGATATGGAGGACATTATTAAGAAAAACCCCATGCGGAAGATAAGGTCTCTCAAAATTGATCGCATGAAAGCTCGCCGTCCACTCAGCCCCGAAGAGTTAGAACAACTCCGAGACGGATGCTGCTCTTACAAGGAGAAGGCTCTTGTGGAGTTTCTGGTTTCTTCAGGTTGTCGCTTGAACGAGGTTACGGGGATACGAACCGATCAAATAGACTGGCAGAGCCGGAGTGTTGTAGTTCTAGGCAAGGGGCATAAAGAACGGACCGTGTATTTTTCTGTTCGAGCAAAACTAATGCTCCGCGAGTATCTGTCATGTCGGAAGGGCGGCGAAGCACTCTTTGCAAGCACCAGAAAGCCCTATGCTGCTATGTCTCCAAGAGCTGTTGAGAAAGCATTGCAGCGGATCGGAGAGAGGGCAGGAGAAACCAGGAGGATATATCCCCATCTGATGCGCCATACCTTCGCAACAAACGCCCTGCATGGGGGGATGGATATTACAACAATCCAGCACCTACTCGGCCATAGCGACCCCAAAACAACTTTAATTTATGCAGAGCTTAGACCAGATGCAATCCGCTATGCTTATGAGAAAGTAATAGCTTAGTATACAAATTATTTGAAGTACGCCTGGAGCTTATATCTTCAGGCGCTTTTGTCCTGCCCATCCCGCTCGAAAGGAGGTGGGGCCTATGCCCTGGTAAACATCCTCCCAAGGAGGCTTTTACAGCTCCCTTGGGAGGGCTTTTTTATCCCTTCAAATCCCATTTAAGAAGCAATTTTAAGTAAGGAGGATGTACCATGTTTGACATCACCACGATCATCGAAGCTGTTTTCATGCTCCTGGCGGCTATCATCACCGCCATTGTCATCCCCTATATCAAGAGCAAGACCACAGCTTCCCAGCAGGCTGAGATCAATGCTTGGGTGAAGATTGCCGTCACCGCTGCTGAGCAGATCTACACCGGCTCCGGCAAGGGTGAGGCGAAGAAAGCCTATGTGCTGAATTGGATCCGAGAGCATGGCATTACCGTTGACGATGAAAAACTGGATGCGTTGATTGAAGCCGCCGTATATGAACTGACGAACAACGGCCTGCTTGCCATTGAGCAAGGTGTTATTGTCGGAGAGGATGATGGCCATGAAGCCGGTTGATAGACTGCTGGCCACGGCCCGAGCCGAAATCGGCTACATTGAGAAGGAGACCAACGCCCATCTCGATGATAAGACGGCCAACGCCGGGGACGGGAACTGGAACAAATATGCCCGTGATCTGGATGCCCTGGGTGTGGTCTACAACGGCAAGAAGAACGGCTATGCCTGGTGCGACATCTTCACGGACTGGTGCTTCATCCAGACCTTCGGCCTGGAACTGGGCCTGCAGCTGCTCTGCCAAGCCAAGAAGGGGATGGGGGCTGGCTGCTCCGGCTCCGCCAACTACTACAAGCAAAAGGGCCAGTTCCACACCAGCGGCCCGCAGCCCGGCGACCAGATCTTCTTCACGAAAGACGGCGGCAAGACCATGTATCACACCGGCATCGTGGAGAAGGTGGCCGGAGGCCGGGTGTACACCATCGAGGGCAACACCAGTTCCGCAGCAGGTGTCGTAGAGAACGGCGGCTGCGTCCAGGACAAGAGCTATCC